GACGGAGCAGCCCGCACCATTCCTTTATCGGACAAGTTCCGTTGTTTCTTGAGCCTAGTCTATCCGCCGCGTTCTCCCTTTATGATTGCACCTGAGGCTGAGCAAGGCAGTTGGCGTTACCGCTACGATTTTAAACGACGTTTCAATTCTTATGTCCGCAGCCGTGGCTTGGAATGCACGTTCCACGATCTGCGTCGCTCATTTGCATCAATACTGGTCAGTGACGGAGTCAGCGCCTTTCTGGTAGCCGAATGGCTGGGAGACGATATCCGCGTGGTGCAGCGGGTATACGGCCACCTAGCGCCGTATCACCCCGAGATCGGGCGATCATTCTAATGGCTTTTTGCGACTTTCGCGATAGATGTAGCCGTACTTCTTTAGCAGTTCTGGGGCAAACTCTTCTTCCAGTTTCTGCCTGATGGCCTGCTCGATAAAGCGGGGATCCTGCTCGATCATGCGCCAGATACGATCGTAGTCTATGTCTGGTGCGTCTTCCCAGTCTTGCGGGTATCTGTCGCTCATGCTTAATAGTCGGGTCTGATATAGCCCATCTTGCGAAGGAACTCGATCGGGTAATCTTTCTCGAGTTTTTCCACAATAGCCTGGTTCACGAAGGCACTCTGCTGAAATTTCTTTCCGGTTACTTTGACTAACTGGTCAAAGGTCTTCTTGATATCGGGCGGCACTCGTATGGCCAGGATCGGTCGCCGGTCATTATCATCTAGCTCTGTTGTTTTGTTGGGCACAAAAGGGTTGTGAATAAGATGTGAGTAAGTTGTTCGTAAGCCGCTTACTCTGGTTAATTGCTATCCGGTTGAATAAATAGCTACATAAATCAAAAAGTCAACATCAAGTCCCTAAAAAGCCTTTTTTTGTATAATATGCGTAATATGGACTTGACGTCTAGTTGAACCGGGGTTATACACTAGGCGACGGAGAAAAATACAAACCATGGCCGAAAGAATCACAACCGTGCCGCACAATCGCGTGTATTTAAAGCAGTCTGAAGTCCAGGATATTCTGGGTCAGACCGTCTTTAACGACGCGATTCGGGCCAAGTGGCTCGCACCCACTGTTACCAAACGAGGGAAGAAACGCGCTAATGCCATGATCCTGTACTCACGGGCTGATGTGCTCAAAGTGCAGGACCGCATGGACGCAGGCGAGTATCCCGGACAGAAAGCTAAGAAATGACTACAACAGAAGTAAACGGCGGCAACACTACCGGTGCCGTTATTGAAGAAGTTAATCCCTTTGAGGAGCGGGCGCGAGCCGAAGCGGCCAAGCCGAAGCGGCCTAGTGTACTTTCGGCTATTACTACCCGCAAACGGCGCCGACCAATTTTTGCAGTGCTCTACGGGCCTCCAGGCGTAGGTAAATCGACTTTCGCCAGTGAGGCCCCTGATCCGATATTTATTCCGACTGAGCGTGGACTGGATCAGATTACGGTGGCGAAGTTTCCAACTCCGAAAAATCTCATTGAGTTTGGTAGCTACCTCAAAGCGGTCGAGGAGGAACCCAACGATTACAAGACTCTGGTAATCGATACGGGCGACGCGCTTGAACTCTTGATCACCGATGCGGTGTGCGAGGAGGGCAAAGTGAAAAGCTTGGAAGAGTTCGGGGGCGGATATGGCAAAGGTGCATTCCGGGCGCGTGAGTACTGGCAACGGTTGCTGGTGCGTCTGAGCAGGATGAGCGAAGAGCGCAATGTGTTGCTGGTCTGCCATTCGCACCTGCGCACGGTCAACGATCCGATGTTGGCGGCTGCCTATGATATCCATGAAATCAAGATCCAGCCTAAGAGCGCTGAGCTGATCCGACAATCGGTTGACTTGATCCTGTTCGCCAAGATTGCCTCTACGCTTGCCAAGGATAGCCCCAGGGCGCGTAAAGGTCGGGCATTGGTTACTGGCGACCGGGAGATGTACACCAGCCCCACAACGGGCCTGGAAAGTAAGAACCGCTATGAGTTGCCCAACCCGATGGAATTCAGTTGGGCGGCACTGGAGGAAGGAATCAACAAGTTTTACGATAAATGAGTGCGTACCGATTTAAAGAGCCGCCTCCGCGCGGGCAAATAGCTGCTGGGCCTTTACCGGAAAGCGATTACGATTTTGTGGTGGCTAGCTGTGGCGAGCCCTATGAGTCAAAGGCCAGCAACCTGGTCTTACCGCTGGAGCTGACCATTCAGCCGCACGGTATCCGGGTGTTCGCGAATCCTTGGACTGGCCAAACGAGTGCCGGCGAAGAACGTGACGGGATCGCTGAATTCCTGCTCTGCATTAACCGTGCACCTAAGGTGGGTGAGGAACCCAACTGGCGGAAGCTAGTCGGCGCGAAAGGCCGGTGCCGGCTGAAAGTCGAGGTTGCCCAGATGGGATCTCTAGCCGGGAGTCCGGTCAACAAGGTGGCGTATTTCCATGCGCCTAAACAGGTCGATACCGGCCGTGCGCAGGTTCAGGCCGTTCAAGCTCAGATCAAGGCCAAGGTTAACCCTGGAGAGGATCCAGATGAGATCCCATTCTGATAACGACGAACGAGCAGGGCTGCCCAGCGCTAGCGCCTGGCCTCGCTATGAGGCATGTCCTGGCTCGTGGCAACTGGAGCAAAAGGCGCATGAGCTGGGCCAAGTCGCCTGTCCGCCTAATCAGTGGACCCAGCGCGGTGAGCGGATCCACGCCTGGCTAGCTGACGAACCCGTGGAACTTTGCGATGAAGAACGCACTACCGCAGAATTGCTACTGGGCCGCGCGACTGAACAACGACGCCGGATCTTTGGCGATACGGAGGTTTCTGAGCTTAAAGAGAAACGGCTTTGGCTGCGGCTGAATGGGCGACTGGTGGCCAGCGGTCGTTTTGACCGGGTGCTTTACACCGAAACGCTCGCGCTTGTACAGGATTTCAAAACGGGTTTCAGCGAGCCGACCGAAGCGAGTCAGAGCGCCCAGATGCGCTTTCTGGCGGTCCTGGTGGCGTTGAACTTGCGTAAGGTTACCGAGGTCGTTGTGCAGATTATTAGCGGGCCATTCGGTATCAGTGAGGCCCGCTATAGCGTAAACGATTTAGTTGACCTCTACCGCCAGATTGAGGCGACGCTGGCGAGCCTTGAAGCACCCGATGCGCCGCTGTGCCCAGAGCCGAGCATCTGCCGCAAATGCCCGGCTAACTTGATTTGTCCGGCGCTTAAAGCGCTGGTGCGGCCTATGGTCCGGACACTGGAAAGCCCCTTACCCGATGGCGCACAAGCCGCCAAGCTCTTGGACGAGATCGCCATATTCGAGAAACATTTCGAGGAAGTAAAAGCGTTCTACAGCAATAAGCTTTCCGATCCCGCTTATAAGATTCCCGGCTACGCGCTGGTACCTGGAGCGGGGCGTCGGGAGATAACCGATTGGCCCACGTTGCGGGAGCGCTTAATTGCCAGTGGCTTGAATTCAGAGCAACTGGACGGACCACGTTCAATCACTGAACTCGAACGAGCGGTAGGCCGTTGCCTGCAATTAGGGGGCCTATCAGCTAAGGATCGTTTCAACCAGATTGCCGAGGGTTGTGTAGGGAAAAAAGAACCGGCTCCCAGTTTAAAGCGGATCAGCGGTACACCTAAGTTGAAAGAGCTACAGGCGGCGTGAAACCATGCAATCGCTCATCACTGAAACCAGAAGTGAACTGATTAATAAGATTATCCGTACCCTTGAGCTACAGACTCACGAGATAGCGGATATAGTAGAGTTGTATTACGACTGCCAGAAGCTGCGGATCGCTCACGCCAACAAAGACCGCAGCGAAGCACCCAGTGAGCTGGTGCAGTGGCTGGATTACTGGCTGCACGCAGGCGAATCGGTCATTCAGGCTAAGCTCAAGAAATGGGTTGAGAGCGAGCGCAGCCCTGCCCAAGCCAAGTGGGCATATGACCAGGTCGGGATCGGCCCGGTACTGGCCAGCGGGTTAGCGGCTCATATCGACATCGAGAAAGCCCAGAGCATTTCTGCGGTGTGGAAATTTGCCGGGTTAGCTCCTGGGTTCGACCGTAAGACCAAGGGAACAAAGCTTCCGTACAATGCTCGATTGAAAACGCTTTGCTGGAAGCTGGGTGAGTCCTTTGTCAAGGTTTCGGGTAAGCCGGACGCTACCTACGGGAAACTGTGGGCGGAATTCAAGCGTGAGGAAATCGCCCGAAACGATTCGGGCAAGTACGCAGAAGCGGCAACGGCGGAGCTAGCGGCTAAAAAGTTCAAGGTCGCAGAGGTTAGAAAGATTCTGGAAAGCGGCCGGCTCACAGACGCGCACCTGCATGCGCGGAGCAAGCGCCGAGCGGTGAAGATATTCCTAGCCCATTACTGGAACGTTGGTCGAAAAGCAGCCGGCTTAGCGGTGCGCGAGCCGTATGCGAAAACGATCTTAGGGCACGACGGGATCATTCCAGCCATAGAGACAGAGTAACCCCTGCCATAAGAGCGAGCCAGCCGCCGAGAGAAACCCACAACCCGGGAGCGAGCCAGTTAGGTTGAGAAACCCATAACAACTGAGCGAGCCATCGACCGTGAGAAATCCATTCAAGTAAAGCGAGCCCTCGAGAAGGAGTAATCCGTGTTCAAAGAGCGAGCCATTGACCGTGAGAAACCCATTCAGGTAAAGCGAGCCAATAAATAGGAGTAACCCAGATCCTTAGAGCGAGCCAGGGGACTGAAGAAACCCAGTGTCACAGAGCGAGCCATTCCCTGCGAGTAACCCAAGCCGAATGAGCGAGCCAAAAAGTTTGAATAATCCCACAGCGAATGAGCGAGCCAGCGGTATCGACTAACCCACTGGATGCGAGCGAGCCATGTACCGGTAGAAACCCTAACCCGAGAAGCGAGTCCATAGCTCAGAGAAACCCATCAATGACGAGCGAGCCATGAGCGGAGAGCAACCCACTGGCAGGGAGCGAGCCAAATCACAAGACTAATCCAGGAACAGCAAGCGAGCCATACAGGCAGAGCAACCCGTCAGGCCGGAGCGAGCCATTGAGCGGAAGTAACCCAGAGAGATCAAGCGAGCCAATCATGTTGAGAAGTCCAGATACAGGAAGCGAGCCACCGGAGCGGAGTAACCCAGGGTAAAGGAGCGAGCCACCAGAATCGAGTAATCCAATAGAGGCGAGCGAGCCAATGGTCTTAGAGCAACCCCATTACAGATGAGCGAGCCAAGCCGCCAGAGCAACCCATTGCCACCAAAGCGAGCCAGCATGAAAGAGATCTTTGACGTCACCGACGAGCGCCAGCTGCGTAGCCTTTACCAGGCGCTCTGGGACAAGTCTATGACCGATCCGGACCTTAATCGCATAGTGACTGAAGCTATCGAGAGCGACTGCGAGCGGCGTGAACTATTCGCCGGTGCCTGGATCATGGGCGCCTGTTACGCCTTTAGCGAAGTGTTAAGAGGTAGTTTAAAGCAAAAGGAGCAAAGCCCATGGCAGAGCAACAATTGAGCACCGAGCATTTGCGCGAGCTGGCGACCAGAGTCCGGCAAGCGCTACCCCCGGGGGTCTTTTACGCGCTGGTAATCTGGCCCCCGGGGCAAAGCTCGGATTGCGCTTACTTTTCTAACGCACAGAAAATCGAAGCCCGCGAAGCAATGCAAACCATTCTAGGTTATGGACCCCGTTAATGGATTTATGGCAACCATCGGAGGCTTGCTCCTTATCGTGGCAAGCCTATTAGTCTGGGTAACGCTGCTGTTGCACCGTAACGAGCAGCTCGAGCGCGAGGTGGCGCAGCGCCGACGCTGGTGGGAACGCAGCCAACGCCAGAGGAGCCGGGACTAAATGAGTGAGCTGGAAAACTTGAGGCGCATAGTTGC